AATCGGACGAGAAGTATCAATAACCACAGACTCCGGCGTAGTAGTAGTAACCGCAACAGGAACGGTCCCCAACGTCACCGTCGAAGTAGCACCATCAGCAGCCACCACCGGAATCGTCACAGGACCAGCATTAACATTGACGGTGGTCGTCAGCACATCACCACCGCTGATCGTACCAACGATGGTCTGCCCAGCGACATAGCTCGCCTGATTCCAGGCGGCAGTCACATTAAAGGTATCCAACGCTAAACCCTTCTCTCTAGAATGAATTTAGTTGAGACCGTAAACTTCCATCTGCTGAAGCGTGATCGTGTTAGACGCGGACGACGCAGTACAAGTGATATCAAGGTTAATGTAATTCGTAATCGAGGTATCCACGGTCGCGACCGTACCCGGCGTAGCCGCACCACCATACAACTGGTACATGCGAGTAGTAGTCGCCGCCGAATAACCATCCGTCATCAAAGTGCCAATACCCCGCGCGGTCGAGTTTCCACCCGCCTGACCAATGGCCTCTAAAACGACAGTGCCCTCAAGGTTCCACGGCACGTTGCTGACACCAGAAGCCGTAGCCAACGCAGCCGAACCCAACACAATCGGCCCAGTAATACCAGAAGCGCCAAGCCGCACAGTCCACGTATAGCTAGGCGTCGCAGTCGAAGACACGATACCACGCGCCCTAATGTAAATACCCCTACCAAGCTGGCTGTTATTAGCGAGCCAAAAATCCGGTGGAACATGGGCCTGCACCTGAGTGGTACCTTTGTTAATTACCGCCTCGGTGGTGAAAGTGTTTAAGTTAAAAGTCGAAGTCGAGGTATAAATAGTCTCTACATTTGTGCCTGTGAGGAAGCTCACAATGAAGCCTTTCCAGATTTAGTTTTAAGAAGTTCACGAATTTTCTGGCTGCGCCGCTCGCCCATCCAGGGGAGCAGCTGCTCCATCAATTCAGTAGCCTTTGAGCCACTGACAATCGCCTTATGGATTATCTTCTCGTTAGGCCGCTTTTTGTTGTCATATGTGTACGTGGAGACGCCGAATATACGGGCAACTCGCTGAATCACATCCAGGTCGGTCATCTCGACGCTTATCTGCGGATACTTATAAGTTCCGCTTTTGTTCGACCCGTTGGACATAAAGAAGGAGCCCTCGCCCTCTAGCAGTCCGGCTAGCCAGCCAAGTTCGGCTTCGGGCAACTCGGGCAAGGGCGGTAAGCACCTTCGATGCCCTGGCGGGACCGTATCCAGCGGGTCGCCAAACTTGTTAAACCGCTGCCAGTGCTTATTGCAATAGCCCTTGGCGTAGAGCCCCTTGTCGCAGTCTTCCAAAGTACAAGTTCGAGTCATTATTCCCTTAAGCGGCCAGCGGAGTGATAGTGACCGTAGCCGAAGTCAACGTGAAAGTATCGTTAAGATTCCAAGTATGCGAACTATTCATAGCCGCACTCCACTGAAAAGTACCCGCCGAAGAAGCATTCCAATACGCAACATCAGACAAGGTCTCCGTGCCCGTCGCATTAGTCCACGCCGTAGGCGTAGTAGACAACGTGATCGAACCACTCGCCGCAGCGTTGTAAGTCAACTGGTTCCTGGTGGTATTACCCGAGGGGTTGGAAGTCCCGGCCGCACCCGGTGTACCAATATGCAGCTCCGCGAACAAGTTCGCATTAGGAGACCACGTCGTGTTCCCCGTCAGATTATTCAAAATCGAATTGGCCAGGCTTGAATTCAGCCCATCAGCCATCATTACTCCTTATTCGGTTATAGGGGGACAATTGGGGCAGTCACCCTCCTCGCGATCCGTACCGCAACGCCCACACGTCACAAAACCACGGATATCGAAAGTGATACCCACCCTCACGCCATCCGGGGTGGTCGCCACCAAAAGATTCTCCGGCGCAGCAGGCATAAAACTCACGGAACCTCAACCCTCGTCTGAATATAGATAGTCTTCTCGTCGTAATAAACATTGCCCGAAGACGTAGTAGCCGTACACTGCACCAACGCCGCAGAACCACTGGCACCACCCGAAACCTGCAAACTCACGGCAGTCGAAGTGGCCACATGCTGCACCAACGTGATACTCCCCGACAGCAGAGAGACCGTATGCGAAGCAATAGTGTCCGCGGGCTGAAGGCTGTTAGCGATGAACTGGGTGAAGTCAAACCGGAACCAAATCAAATCACCAGGGTCTTTAACCCAGATGGCCATTAAAACCTCAATCTTGCCGTTACCCCCCACAGTACTGGTACACTTGGGGTGTGACATTAGAATCAATACAAACTCGGTTCGAGGCCAAATACCAGCGCGGCAAACCGAACGAATGTTGGGAGTGGCAAGGTTATTGCGATCCCCATGGATACGGCAGCCTCAAGGTGCCAATTTTGGGTGAGCGCCGCGTTCACCGGATTTCCTACCGGCTATACCGTGGCGACATACCAGACAGCATGGTCATTAGGCATACATGCGACAACCCGCCTTGCGTGAACCCCTGCCATTTGCTACTTGGCACTCATGCACAGAACGTCAAGGACCGTGTTGCGAGGGGGCGTAGTGCCCGCCGTAAGCCACGGGCCAGTAAGTTATCCGACGAGCAGGTGCGGGAAATTCGCCGTCGATACGCCGCGGGCGAACGGCAGTATCCATTAGCGGCAGAATTCGGCGTCAACCAATCAACAATCAGCGACATCATCCGAGGCAAGCTGTTAACCGCGGTCGCCTAGATGCGAATTACTTCATGGTCGTTGTACCACGAGTTTATCTGCCCATCCCGAGTCCAGTAAGCATTCACCGCCATGATCGCCGCCGGCACCGCATCAATCCGCTTAGAGGCACGCATCCGATTCGGCTTATCGGGCATAATCAAATCCGGGTCAGAAAGCTTATACTTCGCCTCACAGGCATCGAAACAAAACCTAGCCAACGGATTACCATGATGCCGAAACACACCGTCCGTCACCATGTCGAAAATGCGGTGCATCCCGTCCGACATCGTGGAAAACTGGTTATCGTAAGCATAAATATCCTCCACACCGATACCCGTCTCCAACCTGATCCGCTGAATGATCGGCTCCGACATATGCTTATCAACGTCGCCACCCAAAATGCAAAACCTATTGGAATCAGCCTTGATCGTGGCGTAAAGCTCCTCAAAATCCAGCACATCGCCAGGCGTGACAGTAAGCCAGCCACCCTTAGCGAACTCATGAGTGAACCGGCCCTGGTTCTGCCGATCCAATCTTTCAAGACCCGCTTCACAGATCCAGTGCCGCCAAGCCACATCCACGCCATAACTCGGGTCTGCGCAAGGAAACAGGTAGCAGATTGAACACAGATCCTGCTTCGCCGCAATATCCAGGCCGAAATAACACTCACAGCCATTGAACGACTCCAACAGCTTCTGATTACTCTCGTACAGAATCGACCGGTTGGGTTTCTTGTCCCACAGGAACATGTTCATCCACCGCACCGTCGTCGATTGCCACTGATTCAGCCTGTACTGACGGAAGGCCATTTCCGCGATGGGATTAGCGCGGGCCTCTAATGCCTGCTTGCGCAGCGACTCAAGACTCAGGAAATCCCCAAGGGCCGGATTAGCGTGCCACCAATTCTCCTCCGCCCACGGATCCGCATCCTTAGGAGTGTTGCGGATATAGGTAAAGATGTGCCGGTTCTCGGGCGCGTCCGGATGCTCAGCCACCCGCTCCATCTGCCTATGCATCTGGCCGGCAAAACCCTCACTGTCATTACCCGCGGTAGTAGCGGCAAGCATCAGGGGCTGAAGACGCGCTCCCGAACCCATACCGGTACGCAGAGAGTCCCACATATCCCCCGATTGCCATGCCAAGATCTCGTCGGCCCCGACACCACTGGGGTTAGAACCAAGAGCAGACTTAGCATCAGCTGCGATAACCTGATACGCAGAGTTCGTCCGAACATCAAAAATCCGTTTCTTATAATCACTCACCTGAAGACGCCGACTCAAAACCGGCGACATCACCACCATCTGCGCAGCAACATCAAACGCCAATTTCGCCTGCGTGATA